TATATTCATGCGCCCGGATGTCCTTGTGCAACTTCTTCAACATAAACAGCGCCGTCACTACCGGCAGTTTCGTTGATCACTGAAATACGGAATTCAGTTTCTGCTCTATCATAAAGAAGAAAGCCCGGATCATCTGCTGTTCCAGATTCCAATAGTATCCCGTTTGCTCCTGTATCATCATCATTTTGTGCTACAGGAACTCCAGAAGCAAATCGTAATGCCCGTTCTACATCAGGAACTATCGTTGTTGTAGTGCTTGCTTTCAAATAAAATCCATTTGTGGAAGATGCCGTAGGATAATCATCTGAAATAAGAAAAAGAACATCATTGCCGCCAAACTCTGTTACTCTGTATGAGGAAGATGGGGATAATTTGCCAATGATAGCTTCATGTGCTGCGTCATCAGCTGTCTGTGTTGCTGTAACTGTGCCAGCAACTCGTAATGTTTTAAATGACATACCCTACTCCTATGTTGATAACATTTCTTTTTCAAAGTATCCCATCAGTTCTTTCTCAGTAACACCAAACTTTTTTGATACTTCTCTTATAGTTTTCTCAAAAGTATTTAGGAAATCTGAAGGTTTAGCATCCATGATTTTGAAGATAGAATCAACAGATTTTCGCATCTTAGGAGACAATTTCTTGTATTCCTTTGATGCTTTGTGTTCATCTCTCTCAAAAACTGTGGTTTGATAAACTTCATTCAGTTTCTTTAGCATTGTTAACCTTATTGTTGACAAAAGAATTAGCTAATTCTTTTCTATTGGACTCCAATGAGCCACCTACTTTATTCATCATAGCATCTGAAAATTGGGTTTCTGCTTTTATATTATCACCAGATTCAATGGCATCTACAATTGATCTACTCATTTTCTACTCCTGCGGTTCTTGTTGTGGTTCTTCTGGAGGTTGTTCTTGTGGATTATATGTTGTACTATCCTCTGCATCCCCCGGTTCGCCAACCTTACCTTGTGCAGTATCATCTCTTCTAATACCACCATGAGCATCAGGAAGATTTATACCACCATCTTCTGGGTCCATACCAGACTCTTTATTTATCTCTTTCTGCATTTCCTCAATTTCAATTTCAGTTAATCGTAAAACATTCTTTTGTACCCACGTCTTGCTGAAGAATGTACCGATATATGCTTCTACTTGATTCAAAGTATTAATTCTATCATTAAGAAGTTCTGCTTCTTTCAACTCTGCAAAATGGCCATCAGCCAAGAAATCATATTGAATATGTTCTTGAATATTTTTCCAATCATCAGGCGATATAACACCTTTCAATAAAAGTTGTGTTTTTAGAATATCAGTGAATAGTGGAACAAACTTCTTTCGTATTCTTTGTACAAACTTAGTAAATTTAAGTTCATCTCTAGTAATTTCAGTAGAACGACCAAGAGTGAATTGAGATTCTGCTTCTAATCTTGAAATAGGAACATTCAATGACCTAAACAGTTTTCTTTGGAAGTATACAATATCGTCAATCTCACCAAGATTTTGACCACCGGGAAGTGTTGTGATTTCTGTGCCTCTACCACCTTCTCGACGTGGGAGCCAGAAATCTTCCAGCATACTCATATGATTTCTATCATCACGAACTTCACCAGTTGTAGCATCATATACTAACTTGTTACGATAACGATTCATAACATCTTTAAGATATTGTTCTGCCTTTACCTTTGGTAGATTGCCGACATCAATGTAAAATATTCTACGCTCTGGTGCCCGTGAGATACGATAGATTACCAAAGAATCCTCAACCATTCTCAGTTGGTTTACAGGTTTAATTGCTTTATGAAGATAAGATAGTACTCTACCACCATTACCATCAATCACACCAGATGGAACATAAGTGATGGCGTCTGGATGAATTTGAATTCCTTGACTAGCTCCTGTTGAACCTAATCCTTTTTCATTGTAAAGAAAGAACTCTTGAACTTTTTTAATTTTATCGACACCAGTTTTTACATCTTTTTCTTTTTCAATTTTTCTTACTTTTTTAATTTTAGTGGCATCAATATATCTAAGTTCAGTTATTCCTTTTCTTGGTGATTTTTGGTCAATGATTTTATGAAAATAAATGCGCCCATCAACATACCATCTACGGAAAAGGTCATGACCTTTTTCTTCAAACTTGAGAAGACGTAAGACTTCATCAAATTCTTCTGTAATTGTTTTTTTGATTTTGCTTGAATATGGAATATTGTCTAGGACAATTTGAACAGCAATATCTCTTTCGTTTGCAACAATACCTTCATTTATAATATCTTCAATAGCAGTATCGCATTCTGATTGTTGTGCAATGTCTCTATACCGACGAATCAAATCTAAGTCAGTCTTTTCCCTTCCATCAGTGTTTAGATAGGAAGCACCGAATCCACCACCAGCTATGTCTACTGCACCATCATCAGAGGTTGGGGCGGTAAAAGATGTACCGCCCTCTTCCTCCTTAGATTTGCTTATCTTGTACCCAAAAAGTTCTGCCATAATAACTCCTACTAATTCTTACCTATATTTAGTAGGTTTAATATTAGAAGTTCACAGAGGAAGATTCAAAGTGCTGATATCTCCATGTACAATCAAATTGTTCAATTGCGTCACTAGTGCCTGCATCAAGTGGGATTGCTGTGATAGTTGTAGGCCACGCACTTCTGAAAATGTATGTTTTTAAAACTGTGTCATCTCTATCTAATTGGTCCACTGTTAAATCTGTTTGATAATCAGCAGCTGCTGTAACGCCAGTTCCTTCAGCAAGATCATTGATACCGTTTGACCATAATTCTAATGAAGTTCTGAGTGCAAAATCAGTATCATTTAAGAATGTTGTTGTCCATTCCTCTTCAAAAGTACGGTCACCAGCAACATAGATATTTCTACCACGGAAAGGAATTGGAATTGCCGGGATTGTGAAAGCTGGTAAAGTAGATGCTCTACACAAGAATGATGCTCTACGAACATCTAATCCTGTAGCAATACCAGTTGGTCCAGTAATGGTAACCTTAAATTGGTTTGCTCTTGCACCACCACCAATCAATTGAGCTTTAAAATCGTCTATCTGTGCCATGTGAAGCTACTCCTTAAAATTAAAATCTACCAACTACTTCGTCAAATTCCACACCAGTACGAACTGCTACGAAATTGAGTGTGATAAAGTTAATTGACCTTGCTGGTTTGATATAGATATCACCAATGAATTCGTTTCTATCTATAACTTCACCAGTATTATTCGTATCATCACAGACCACTCTAAAATCAAAGATACCTCTACGACCTTGAACATCTCTCAAGAAAGGCTCAACCAAGTTTCTGAATGATGCTCTCGTAAATTCATCGTTGAACTCAAAGAGTTGAAATTTAGAAGCTGTTGCAATTGCTTTTTCTAGAACCAAGAACAACCGTCTTACGTTAATTCTATCGAAAGCACTTGGTTTTGAAAGTGCAGTTTTATCACCAAACAGAACCACACCTTGACCGGGGAAATCAACAACAGGATTAACTCTTGCTCTATAAAGTTGATCTCTTTCAGATTTCTTTGGTGTATATGAAAGTTTAATAGCACCTCTCACATTACCACGATTAAGTCCAGCTGGTGAGAACCAAGGGTCAGCAACATTATCTGTGAAAGCACAAAGACCCGCTGTATCGCCGTTCATTGGAACATAACGATAAACATCATTATACTTGTCATACATGTATTTGTATCCACTATCGAATACCATGTATGAAGAAGATGGGCAAACATTGAAAGCATCGACAACATTTTCTGTAGCTGTCTGCGAACTTGAAACACCTACTGTTGCTGCCCGATATGGGGAAACAAATGCGACACAATCTCTTCTCTCATCCGTTAGTGAGGTTAACATGGTTACATGTGTGTCTTGTGTGGATTCAGTATTACCATCTCCACCACCTTTTCCACCAAGGACAAGATTAACTTCAACTGTTTCTGTATCTCTAAATTCATCATAACCTTTTTGAAGTTCACCGGCAGTTACAGCATAATCATCAGTGCCATTTTTTAGAATTGTATTTGTTGGTGTATCAAGAGCAGCATATGAAGTTGCGCCAGATTCACCCTCAACCTTATCACCAGCATTAGCGGCACTTCCATCCGTTCCATCTAAGATAATGTTATCACCAGCATCTGTTCCAGCACCATCTGAACCACCATCTTCCATTACAATGAAAGTTTCTGCTCCATCAAAATCTGTTCCCCAGTTAAAACCAGCAGAGTTGTGGTCCATCTGATAAACAAAACTTGAAGACCTAAAGATTTTATCAGCGTAGTATGTGCTATCACCTTGTGGTGACTTACCAAAAATATTTTTGGAAAGATTTGGATAAGTTTCTAATATACTATTAGTTCTATTTCCAGCTGCGAGAGCAGAGAAACCAGTTATTTCTCCAAGATGATCAAATACGACAATATGCATTTCATCAGAGGTGCCTCTTTGGTTATTGGTTGCGAAATCAGATGTGCCGGGAGCAGCATCAAATAAATCATACCATCTCCAGCGACGACGAACACTTGTTCCAGATGCAATTAAACTCTGAAGTCCGCTACCAACTGGGTCATCTTTCAATTTAACTGTAATTGTAGCTGCGCCAGTATCCACAGCTGTAACTTGATATTCAAAACCTAGTACTTCAGCAAAGTTAACAATATCATGAACATTAAAACCAGAAGAAGATGTAAGACTAATAACTGTTTGACCGATTGCTTCTTCTGCACTTGTTGTTGTTTTAGCTAATTCCTCATAAGCAGTCGCAGTCGCACAGATAGAAACACCAACTGAATTTCCATGAGCGCCAGCAGTTCTTGCAGCCCACTCACCAACCGAACCTTCTCCATTAGCAAAAGAATCCTCGTAATGGTCATCATCTCTAATGATAAATGCTGTGCCAGATGCAATAGCATTTGTAACACCAGATTCACAACGAACAACACTCAATTGATCTGAATATTGAAGGAAGTTTGCAGCGGTGAAAAAAGTTTCAAATTGGTTGCCAGAATTTTGTGGCTCACCAAAAATCTTTACTAATTCTTCCTCACTGCCTAATCTTACAATAGAACCAACTGGACCTTTTTTAAATGCTCCAGCAATAGCGCCAATCGTTGTTGGAACTGCTGGAACGATACCTGTAAGATCAATTTCTCTTACGTGGACGCCGGGAGATACAAGGAAACTCATGTCTTTACTCCTATATCAGACTTCAAAACAAAACAAACTGAAGCCTATGTTATTTCAGAATATTTATAATATCTGATTTCTTAAAACCTCATTTTATATGTGTTATAACATATAAATAATATTATGAACGAACACTATGAAAAATACAAAGAGACAATCAAAAAGGTTGCTCGTAGAAACTATCGAAAGAGAATTGTTCTATTAAATGATTTTTTGGCAGAACAATCGTGTATGCATTGTGGTGAAAGTGAAACAATTTGTCTAAAGTTTCATCCACACGATTCACAAATTCGTAAACTAACGAAACGAGTTGGGACTAATAATGAAAGTAGAAAAGAGATATTTCATCTGATAAGTAAATCAATAATTCTGTGTTCAAATTGTTTTATAAAAGTTGATAATGATTTAATAGAATTTATATGATTACCAGTTTGTATTATAATCTCTGACAACAGTAGTCCATCTAGTTCCATATTCATCAACTTCATCATCAAGAGCAAGAGGATCATCAATACCATTCACTATAAATCCAAATGGGGCCATATCTTGCTCTAGCATATCTTGTTGTTCTTTCATCATAGTCATTCGTATATCATTATCTGTCAATTCTTTAAAGTATGTTTGATCTGTAGCCCAACCAAATATAAACATACAGGCAACCAAATCATCATTACATCCATCGTCAGCAGTATAAGATGAACCTTTAATAATAAATGTGGACAACTCATTGACACAATCATAATCTTCGATAATAAGTTTATTATCCTCAATCAATTGTTTGAGATTTGAACATCCAATCTTCTTCACAGCTTTAGTTGTTCTTACCCCCAATTGCGCTCGACCCCCTGAGAAGCCCGCTCCAAGGACTTGTCCCGCTCGCCCACGCATAGAAGCCATAACTAGGTTATCATACTCCAAATCAAACTGTAAAGTATTTGCGACCTGTTCACCTATATCATTTACCTCAACCATTACATATGCGTTGTTATATGCCTTTGCAACTTCATGAATTTTGGTAGGAAACAGTAGTGGTTTAATTTCATTATCTCTAAACTTTGCAACAAGTTTATACGGTATCTCTGTAACATCGAAAACTATAAATGCAGAATAATCATTTGCCGTGCCTCTGGAAACATCAGCAGTCAGCATATATGTGTGATTTTCTTCTGGTCGAACATGAATATCTATTCCAACATTTGAATGAATAGGCGTTCTGTATGTAAGTTGTTTTAGTTTCATAGAACTTATTAGAGTGTCTATAGACCCTAAGAACTCACATTCAAACTCCGAATTGAATTGTGATTGAGAAGTGTTTCGTATTGTTTCTTCTTTCCAAACTTCATCTCTGCCGGGAACTTCACTCCAATGAACTTCTGTGGGGGTATAATCATTTCTTTTTTCTTCGGCATCAACCCATATCTTATAGAACATATTCATACCATGTGGAGTAGAAACAATAATAACTTTTGTATTTTGACCAGAGGTAATTGTAGGATAAACAGATGCAAAGAATTGTTCTGCAACATTGGAAGGAACGAAAGCAAACTCATCCAAGAAAATGATGTTATATGAACCACCACGAATAGCACTTGAAGAAGTGGCCGCTGCTATAATTTTACTGCCGTTCTCTAGTTCTATATTACCTTTGTTCCAAGCTACA